CTTCGGCCATGTTGCGATTAACGCAACATAGTAGATATGTATATTGTGTTAATCAAGGTATAGCGGCGTTTGTTCTACGCATACCACCTTATAAGTGTCTTCTCAGCTGTTAGATGTTTTATATCCGACGAGCTTAGCTGAGAAGCAAACCCTGTCGGATGTTGTTTACCAGACGCTCAGGAGAGCATCTAGTGGAAGTGTTGTGGAAGCTAGTTGACCGGAACGTCTAGCATCGATCAGAGACCAGATGGTAAATGTTTCGGAGAGCATAGCTCCTGAATTATCGCGGTAAGCCGTGATTGTCCCTTCTCTTGTATCTACGACTGAAACAGTCCAAGTAAAGGATTGGTAATCAAAAGATTTCCCGATAATATCGTTGGCAGAATAACCATGTGTGGTAGACTGCGAACCTGACCATGACGCGTTAATTGCGCGACGGAGAACCGAAGTCCCCTTAGCGTAAACGTATGGTGGTGTAATAAGCGTTCCGAACGAATGATCGTCTGCGGCTGCTTCGTAAATGGGTACGTAAGCAGTGCCGTTGTCCGGCGCTTTGACATTAACGTGGAGCGTTGGACGCTCACGTTCATGTATGGGGAGACCGTTAACAAGCGGAGCCACCGAAGTGGTTTGCTGGTACGGTACTTCTACCTCGTGGAATTGATTTGTGTGATTAGAGGTAACGTGCCTGAATGTGCCAGCTCCCATGTGCCATTCCGATTCAGCGCGACTTGATGCGACATCAGTCACAGAGTCGTCGACCGGTTGGAACGAGAAGCCGTCAGAGGCTGTGTAAATGGTAGAAGTCGTGACTGCATCTGACGCCAAAAGCCCACTGTCCACCTTATACCGTCTGCCACCAGCGTATAGCCGATACATACGGGAAATGTAAGAAAGCGGAGAAATGATAGATGCTGCATATCGAGTTGCGTTGCAATCGCCCTGCGAGTTATCTCCATTGCTATTACCGTCACTGTCGATGTCAGAAGGATTATAGCTGATGGGAGTGCTATCATAGTTGATGGTATCCAAAACAAAGTCTTCAGCAGTACCTTTGTTACGGGTAAAGACAGTTCCCAAGCCAAATCTACGCGTGAGGGCGCGGAGACTCCGAACGCACTCGCCTCCGACAAGCATACCTGGTTTGTGTACAGGCATTCTTCTCGTAGGCGCAATTACGTCGGTGGGGTTGATATCTCCATCTGCTCGCAGATACGATTGGCCGCTGCCGTCAGTTAATCCGGAATGTTCTTCCATTATAAAATCGTTGCAGTTGAACCTTTCGCATTCGCGAATAGAGTGAGTGTGATGAGCTAGTGTTGCCATGCGAGCGCCGTCCCATGCTACTGGAGCAAGATCGGCAGGATACGCAGTGGTAAATGTGGGCGTGTGAAACGCCGCATCTTCACCTGACATGCACTGGAAAACAAGAACGTGGATGGTATCCGAGACTTGTTCCGGAGCGACTAGATCGTTTTCTACTTGTACAGTAATAAAACCATTGGCGCCGTTATCATAGTCTGCTTCAGACTGCGCAAGCCGTGTCCGCCGGAACGGTTGGTTTGCGTGATAAGGTACTTCAAATTCTATTTCTGTGGAATCCCTAATGTCGTAAATCCTAGTGTGTGATGATGTTGCTTCGAAAGCAAGGTAGGGGTCGTTTTTGTGCGGGTGCCACGTCACTCTGATTCGACCAGAATGGAACGCGGTTTTAGCAAAAGAGAGCCTATATTTCATAGTACCTCTCCACCATTTGAACATAGAAGCAACATATCCAGCAGCAGTGATGTTGTATCTGCTAACTGAAATGTTGTTCATAGTATTGTCGTTCGACTGGTTCTCGTCGATGATTTGTCTCGTGCAATACAGAGGAGTCACAGGAATGACGGTGATGATGTTCCGTCTCGACTGCGATGTAGTCCATACAGCTGATTTAATCATTTGAGGTCGAGAAACTACGTAGGGAATGGACATTTCATCCTCACTACTCCCGAAACGGTCGAAACCGCCAATGGAGTTGTTGACAGATGAGCCCAATACTACGGAGTTGTCGATACCGTCAATATTAGTAAAATTTTTAGCCGGAATGATAGTACACGGTTGAACCGCTGCAACAGATGTGGGCTTCGAAAAGCCAAATACCTTAGCAGCGCCACCGAGCAATTCGGTAACCCACGATAATGTCCTAGCGTAAGTCCCAATGACTGGAACGTCCTTGAACATACCGGAAGCTGTTGAAATTTTGCTCATGGCTCCAGATACAATGCCGGTTGATTGTTGCTCGGCTTCTGCACCTGTATGTTCTTCCATAACATACGATTCGTCAATAGGGCCTGAATGTTCCATAGCCCGGACAGAATTGTTGTCATTTCGGTCATACGTGTTACGATAATTAAAAATATTAGAAATGTCATTCAATGCGACAGTCACAGTACGGGTGCGCCCGGTCTGCGTCTTAAACCAGAAGCGCTGGTTTCCATTGAATTCTGCACCATACGGATGCATCTGAGTTCCTGAGGATAAACCAAACAGATTATTCTTCAAAGTCAACGGTCCGAGATTGAAAACGGAATCGGTGACATAAGATGCGTCATCGGGCATATACCTAACGTCAAATGGTTTAACGGTAGGAATAGCAAGTTTGATGTTGTGCATTGAAGCATAAACGTTGATATCCAGTCGACCTGAGCTTCCCGATCCCAAGAAAATGGGTGCGAGAGGCGTAGCTCGAAGTTGGAACAAAGAATAATCGAACCTGGTAAGATCGATTGCGGAATGAGGTGCCAAGAAAGGCACTTCAAGCTCGCAAGTGTCAGCTGTACCTAAGTCCAATTCTACTCCGTGATAAAGAGAAGCGGCAGTAACAGCTTCCAGGTTGTCTTCGCGAGAATTACGAGATCCACTCAATTGAATGAGCGGGACCACATAAAAGCGAATACGACCAGAAGCAAATTTAGAAGCATTAGTAGTAAAACGAAATTTAAAAGAGCACCGTAAATATTTATAATCAGACAGCTTCGCGCGTGCGATAGTTGACGTCTTAAGAAATTTCTCCGGATAGTCCTGCGGGTCTAGATTGGTATCCATGCCCACTTCAGACCACCTGAAGCTATCCATAAATTGCGGTCGGGATAACACACCTTCGATTGAGGGATCGATGGTTTCGTCGAAATCCATTTCCTGGTCCGTAGACTGGTGGTTGTTCGATGAAGTGTTAACCTCAGCATCGTGATTAAATTTCATAACGTCCGCAGTAGATTCATCCACAGCTTCGTTGGCACCAGTATGTTCTACGCAAAGGTGTTCCTTGGGGGAGCCTTTAGCGCAATTCAATGAGGTGACAATGCCCCGAGGGGAAAAGCTGAAGTTGAAGCTAGCGGATTTGGGTCCACATACATGTTTAGAAATTTTGTCGGTCTGGGTGCTTTGATGTTTGTGGCATTCACAGTCTGACGGGCAATCGCCATCAGCAGAAGCTTCAAAATCAGCAGCCAGCATTTCACGTTGTTCGTCTTCGATGAGTCCATCAAATTCCACTTTTCTGCCGATGAGATCTAGCTTGTTAGCTTGAGTGATCATAGAATCTGAACGTGCCAGGCGTGGCATGTACATGATTCCATCTTCAACAGCAGGAGTGAATTGAGGAGCGGTAGTTTCGTAGTCAGGGAGTGCGATGTTCGTGTCCATGTTGGTAAGTTGTTGAGTTTCTTTAATGTTATTAGTGGTATATTTGAAATCTAAATCTAGCGTTCGCGTACCGCGCTAGGCTAAATATTGCAATTTACAGGCATTTTCGCGTTAAGCTTGTTTTAATACACTGGGTACGGGTTTCTCGATCAAAAGCGCGTCGAGAATTGTTAACCTGAACCTAATCCCAGCGTAATTTCCAATTACAAATTGGAGAGATCGACCATCTTGGCGGTCGTGTCCGCGCTA